ATTGAAAATATACAAATTGAAAATATACAAATTGAAAAAAAAAGAAAAATAGGTGGCACTAAAACTGATCCAAACAAAATAAAGCGGAAATCTTTAATTCAAGGTGTTTTAATAAGGATAATTAAATATTTTTTGAAATATACTGATACAATACAGAAATCAAATTCAAAATTAATTCCAAAATTCTATTTATTAAATAATGGCGAAGATATAAAAACAAGAAGTATGAAACTAATAATAAATTGTGAAATATTTTTATTATGGATTACATATACATCCATATATAGTAACAAATCTAAAACAGAATTAAAAAACCAATTTGAAGAAGAATTTAAAAATAATTATAATCAACATGATATAGAAGATTATTTTGAAGAATTATCTGATTTTCATTGGTATTCTGATATTATTGATGAATCATCATTAGATGTTCTAACAAGAATAGCTTTAAAATATTATCCTGAAAATGTAATTAAACCTGAAGATATGAAACACTTAGAAACCTATGTAGGTAATTCTGACGAACGGTTTGTTGTAAATAATTTTGCTGAGGGTTTAAATAAGGTAATGAAAATGGATCTAAGTCCTTATGTATATTGTCCGCTTGTGTCTATTGTGGATGGAATGGGTAGTTGTAAATTTAGTAATACATCTTATCAGCATCCAGAAATAATAAGTAAAATGAATCTAAATATAGAACAAATCCCTTCACCTGATTTCTATTACGTAGTTGAATTTATACCAGATAAATCTAGTGACAATATAGTTAAACTGAATGCTACTATAGGAAAAGCAGGTCAAATGGCTCCCGTTAAAATAAACGAAACATTAAATTTACATGATGATAAAACAAATACACGATTAGAAACAAAAAACACACTTCGAGTTATAGTAGATAAAATGTTAAATACATATACTGAAGTATCACAACAACCTATTCAACTTCGGAGTAATATTACTGAAAAAACAGCAAGGTATAATAACTTATTTAATATGGTGAAAAGTAAAATTATGGGATTAGCAATGGTGAAAGGTATAGGAGATTGGGGACAAGAAATCCATGTATTAACAAAAAAAGGTGGTTTTGATGCAAATTTATCCGCATCTACAATTCGTTCTTGCAATAATAAACAAGATGAATTACGAATAGGTTTAACAAAAGATCAAGTATCAGCTTCAAGAATGATATTTATGAGGTTATTCGCAGATAATATAAATGAAGATACCATAGTAGGCTATCAACAAACAAAGTCTTCAAAGAATATATTAATTTCAGACAAATCTTTTATAGATGTTTTAAATAAAAAACAGTCTATAGAAAAACATCATAATAATAGTAAATTAAAAACTATTAAAATAAATAAACTACTACAATCATCTAATAAAAAGACAATTAAAAATAAAGTTGTAAAAGTAAACGATGAAGTTAAAAACACAACAAAGAAAATAAGATCAAATAATAGTCAACCTGTTCCCGCAAAATCTACCATTAAAAATACTCTTCCAAAACCACCAGTTCAAAATGATATTATCCAACCTGAAAAGAAAGATATAAGTTATTATATTCAAAATTTAAAGCAGTATGGTGTGCATCTTCAGTTAAGTGATATTCAAAACATTAAGGAATTCCTTAACCTTGATGGGACTGACATAACTATTGCAATAGATCTATATAATTATATAACAACCTATAGTACATCCGAAAAGAGAGAAGAAAAAGTAAATAAGATTAAAAAAATTGTAGAAGAACAACGTAAGATGGAAGAGAAGAAAAAAGCTGAAAAGCGTAAGAGAGAATCAGAAGATACATTATTGTATCTTCCACCAGTTCAAAATATTAATAATAAACCACCACAACCACCAGTTCAAAATATTAATAATAAACCACCACAACCACCAGTTCAAAATATTAATAATAAACCATCTCAACCATCTAATAAAAAGACATTAAAAAATAAAGCTCTAAACGCAAGCCATAATAATGTCAAAAATATAACAAAGAAAGTAATACCACCTACTCAACATTATAAAAAGCTGAAAAATTATGACAAAGATGATAGTGACGAAGAAATAAAGGCAGAACGAGCAAGCGCAGAAAGCAAAACACAAAAGAAACCAAGACGTAGTTTTAAAGAATTAGATAAATTAAATGAAATAGATGAAATAAGTGGGAGAGGTGGCACCAAAAAAAAGAAAGGTTCAAAAAAGAAACAGACCAAGAAAAAGTATAGCCAATAAAAATATAAGTCATAATTGTTATATTTTTATTCTATTTTCATATGTTTATCAATAGTGACCTCTTTCAAGACATTTCGCATTATTTTATCTTCAAAAGATTTGGTTTCTTCTTTTCCGTAACCACCTAATGCTGCCTGTGAATATTTTAAAAACTTTTCGCAATTTTCTGACCCCAATACATCTACATCTGGTGTCTCTCTATACCAAATTGGTCTCATTCGATCATTCTTATATGCTACACCCTTTACTGCCTTACGTAAATGTTCTTTATTCAAGTCTTTTTCCCACTTTTCCGCATCTTTTATGTATACTGTTTCTCGTTTTAAATCAGTACAATGCAGTGGTCTATTATATAAATCCATATTATTTATACGTTCTATCAATACACGCGATAATCCATCTACAAATCCCAATTCTCCTGTTTCAACAAAGTCTTCTATTGATATTTCCATATCTTTTATGAAATCGGTTAGTGACATCGCATCTTTACATTTCTCATTGAGGAAGACATTCAAATTAAATTTGTTATGACTGTTTGTATTTGTTGTATTGTGATGATTATTACCCATGTTCTCAGTCATTTCCATCATCTTCTTATTTTGATCTATTATTAATTGTTTGAAATCCTGATTCTCTTTTACTAACAACATTATTAATGTCTCGTATTTGTTATTTTTCTCTTCCTCTTCTTTGTTTACTTCCTCTTCTTTGTTTGTTTCTGGAGTGTTATCTTTAACACAACTCTTCTTATGACACCATAATCCCTGTCTGTGTTTAAATGTTTTTTCACAATAATTACATATATATATCTTTTTGTTATGAACTTTTTCGTTACTAGCGTCATTTTCTGTCATCATTTTATGTTTTGCAGTATTTAAATGTCGGTAATATTGACTTTTTCTACACGTAGAATAGCCACATAAATTACACATATAATTTGTTGAACTTTTTGGAACTTTATTTGTAATCATTGGTACATATACAATAGTTACATATTTAGTTCTAAATCATTTTCCGCATAAATTACTTAATTTTTTTATGGTAACAAAAAATCCATTGATATATAGAATTGTTAGCATAATCGTAAGAAACGTAAAATGTGGATATTTAATATAAATTTAATCTTCAACAAAATGAAAATGGACATTTTAAAAATGTCCAATTTCAAAATCTTCACCGAACTTTTATTTTTACTTTTTCAGCGTAAAATTATTTATTCAATACACATGTTATTTTTTCGGTTAAATCCATAAATAGCTTGTGAAAATCACGACGTTCTTCTAATATGAGGTCTTTAAGTTCTTGATTTTGTTTTAATAGTTCTTGGATTAAACTTTGATTATCTATTGTTGGTATAGAATCGTTATTAACAACAGGTGGTTCTATAAGAGTGTTGCACTTTTGTTTATGTTTCCATAAACCTTGTCTAAACGAGAATTGTTTTCCACAAATACATTTATGTTCTTTTGTGATATTATTGTTATTATTTATAATCTTTTGATGTTTGGTTGTTAAAATATGTTTGTTTAAATCTCCTTTTCTAGATGTATAATAATTACAATTCTCACAGTGGTATTTAAATGTAGTGCCGTTGAATATTTTTGGAGTATTACATTGGTTTGTATATTCTTTTTTTATAGGAATTTTTTCTTTTTTCATAGGAGGTATAGGTTGAATACTATTAAGTGTTGCACCTAATTTTTCATAATATTCTTGTTCTATTTTACGCGCGTCGTAACCATCTTTACAATTATGGAATGCTATAATTTCCATAATCCAATTATTCCATCCACCATATTCACGAATTGTTTTATATACTTTTTGCGAATAGTTTGCGGATTTTGAATTACCACAACTAGCTTTATGAGCGTGTTTGCGTTGAACGAAGTTAGTAGTATGTCCTACATAAAGATCATTATTAGTTTCATCTTTACAATAAATTTTATAGAATATAGTATTCGAATAGTCAATGTCAGTTTTCGGCATCTTAATATATTATTATATGAAATCTTTATATAACTATTCGCATTACTTATTATTTTCACATAAGACAATAATAAAATTGAAAATATTACAATCAAAGAATATCAAATAGCATATTCATAGAAGCAAATACAACAATGAAGTCATTACAAGTAGTATATCAAGAAGATGAAGAACGAAGAATCAAACGTAGGAGAACAATGGAAGAAAATACAAATATGGAACTACGTCGTTCGAGTCGTATAGCGAATGCCTTGAAACAAAAGGAAATGATAGCAGCAGAAGCATTATTATCTTTGAAAAATGCTAGATTATAATTGAATTGTAAGGTAAATAACCAGTTTTTTAATGAAATAAAAATCTCTGTATATGTAAATGGACGACACAGAGAAACCATTATCAATATTTATGGGAATTTTAGCCTTGATAGTAATTATTTATCGTTTGATATATATAGGTTATCCAATATTTGAGGAAGGAGTTCGTAAGGGAGAAATATCAAAAATATTAAAATCGGTAACATTATTGGTATAAATTAGTTTTCTTCAGCTAACAATTCTTCACGTTCTTTTTTACGGCGTATTTTATCAGCTTGTTTATTATCTTTATCTTGTTTGCGTTGTAGACCACGTTTATCGGTTCCTTTTTCCCATTCCATTTCAGCAGCAATTTTATTTTGTTCGTCGATGCGTTTAAGTTCGCTTTGTTCACGACGATTGAGTTTTTTCTGTTCTTTGGAAGGCATATAATATGATATATGATAACATATTATATAGTTTTTATACGTTTTTGAATATTATGATTTTTCGTCAGATTTGGTATTTTGCTCTAATCGAATAAGTTTATCTTGTATGAGTCGTATTTCTTTAAATATTCTTTCGATAAGTATGGCGGATGTTTCATCGGGTTTTGATGGAGTTGTATTATTCAATGGAGCTGGTGGTAATACTTTATATAAATAAAAAACATACAACAAGCCGATTAGAAAGAAGTTATTGTAGTAGTCGTGGCATTTAATAAATAGTCTTTCAGCGTTTTTATTTGATTTGTTCTTATCTGGGTGGCATTTGAGAACAATCTTTTTATAACATTTCTTAACATATGCGTTAACAATAGCAGTTTTTTCATCATCAGGTTCTTTATCATCTTCATCTTTAACGGGTTCGTCTTCATTTTCTTTTTTTGGAGTATTTTCTGCTGGTTTTTCATCAGGATTGGCTTTTGTTTCATCTTTTTTCATATTTTTAAATAGGAAATTAAAAAAATCATCGCCTTCGGTGTATTTATCACTCCCGTCATACGATGAATCATCTAATATGTTCTCATAATGATCCATAATTTCATATATTTTGTAAAATATATTGGTAGGTTCTTCCATTCTATTATATGATTAGATAAAATATGTTCTTTATAAATGGTGTAACCCTTTTTCAAATTCGGATATATCATTAGCTGTTAATAATTCTTTATTAAATAACTCTTTTATATCTCTACAATCTTTTACTACTAATATATAACCTTTATGATGACTACACCAACTTCCATGACACCATAATTTATCCATTAGAGGTCGTCCATTATTATTAGGTTTACAAACAATTTTACCAGGTTCATTATGTAGCGATTTCCCAATCCAAACTGGGTCGTCATTTTCATCCTTTCCATTATAAATAGAATTGAATGGTATTTCTGTTCCTTTGCTAATTTCAATCCATTCATAATTTAAATTTGTTACAAATATCTGTCCGGATTGTCTTGAACGTGTAGTTCCAATGCCTTGAACGAGAAAACTCCAAATTTTCTTGGTATTAATTTTACAATTTATTTTACCTGGACTTTTATCTATTCTGCCGATGTATACTTTACCATCATTTTTGGTGTATCCAGCTTCAACTGCTAATTTGGGAACAGAATCATCTCTTTTCAAACGAACCCATCCTAATATATCACCATTTAAAACTGCCGATGTTCCATCGGGTCTTAAAACAATACGAGGTAGTATATTTAATTTAGTATTTTCATTTCTTTCTACTTCAGTAGTGTTTTCCTTTTTAGGTTGTTTATCTTCTTCGTCTCCTTCGGTATTATCAACATCTTTTAAAATATCATGAAATTCCATTTTAAATACAACTCGTTTATTTACATAATCGCTGGTTTTCGAACTCCCAAATAATCCAACCGGCATAGCTACCCAGTTAAAATTAGATTTTATAGAGTGTTCTATATTTTCTATATTCGTATTTTCTATGTTTTGAACTTGTTCGAATGATGATAATGTATTTTTAGTTCTATTTTTTATCAAACTTAGTATACAAGATGTATTATACATGTCTTTTTTTAGATTTTCAGGCATTAAATTAGTTATAAAATTAGTTTCTTCGTATTCCCCAGTGCAATTATTAAAATCCCTCATATGTAAAGTAGATGAAATATTGGTTTCGTCAAAAGTTAATGTAATTTCATTATCCGAAACGTTTTTATTTTCTATAACGGATTTGTTCTCAACATCTAATAATTGTGAATTAGCACCGATATTTGTTTCACTCATTTTATGAAAATTATTATGATATTTTAACGTTATTTTTTTCAAATTAAATAAGGCAAATACGTTAGAATATAGTTTAAAATAAAAGTCAGTACATTTTTCAAAATAGTCATTATTGGCTACAAAATAAAAATCATTAATTTTTCTATATAAAACATCCCTTTTGGGTTTATTTTTATGATATTCATCGTCAAAATATATTTTGTTTTTATTCATAAAATCTTCGTATTCGTTATATCTAACTATATTAAATCTTTCAGTCTCTTGTAAATGTTTTTTACAACTACTAAAATCTAATGTTTTTGTTCTCCATAACATTTTTGTTTTTATTGAAGTAAATTTCTTATCACTTAATTCAGAAAGAAACAATAACGAATCATATGTATTGTCATTTTCTAATATATTTTTATTAGTTAGCTGTTTTGCATATAAGTTTTTTAAATTATTTATATGTTCGATAGGAATATTTGCGCTTAAAAGTTGTTTTTCAAACACGTCATCAGAAGGTATATTATCGTTATCTAAATATACCTTATAATTTTTCATCAGTTTCATTTTCTTGTCTTCTGAAATATTCAAATTGTGTAATTCATCATCTAAAACATATAAAAGTTTATTTATTTCAACAGGGGTTCGTGTTTTATTTAAATTAAAATTATTGCTTAAATCAATTAGGTCTTCTTTTAATGTATTTCTTGAAAATAGTTCTAAACATGATTTCATTAATATACACTTTTGAATATTATAATTAATATAACATTACGAATATACTGTATAGATTTTCAATATGAAATAAAAAATACTTTACATAATATAGTTTTTATGTAAAGAATATATTTATACCAATGAAGATTTAAATGGCACGCCCGAAGGGCGTATAATTTCAAATTGTCAGTGGTATCTGACCGTTGCAAAATTAAAAAGTCCAATTTTAATTCTTCAACGGTTTAAAATCCCAAACTGACATTAGCCGGAGTTGCTGTTAATGGTTCATATAGCATTACCCCATCACATTTCGAATCTATATCAATTTCATTATGTTTAATACCGGGTGAAATACTAGCGATCATTCCCATTATTTTGGTTGCTCTTTTATTGACTAAATCATTAAATCTTTGAATTTCCTCAACACCTTTACATATAGGATCTAATGTTAATCCACATTCAGAACATCTAGCGTTAGGCATATTATATATTATATATTATAAAATATATTGTAAATCATCATACAACGAATTCTGCTATTATTCGTGCCATATCGCTTTTAGCTACATGTAATAAAGGTTTATTATTGTATGTTTGACCTTTATAAATGACTTTTAAAACATCCATTTTTTTATTTTTGATATGATTTTTAATTAGATTGGTTATATCTGCGTTTTCATTATCAAGCGTTATGGAAAGTGCATCACATCCGGTTTCATCTTTTATATTTACATCAGCACCGTGTTCTAATAATAATTTCACAATTTTTATATGACCTCGTTCACAAGCATACATAAGAGCAGTCTTATTATAATCATCTACGATATTAATATCAGCACCAAGTTCTAATAATAATTTCACAACTTCTATACTACCCCATTCACAAGCATTCATAAGAGTAGTTAACCCTCTATCATATACAATATTATGATCGGCACCAAGTTCTAATAATAATTTAAACATATCATAGTTATCAGCAGCACTACTAAAAAGTGGATGTTCGTTATCTTCGTCATGTCTGTTTACATCAATATACGGTTTTTCTAATAATAACTTAACTATTTTCATATGGTTATCCTCGCAAGCATAAAATAAAGCATCATAACCGTTTCTATTTCTATCTCCTGGTCTAGACGTTGCGTCTAACCATAATTTAGCACATACCATATGTTCATCAGTTATTTCTTCTTCAAAATCAGATTGAACGCATATCCGATGAATAGGTGTGTTACCATCATCATCACATATATCAACGTCTACCATAGGGTGTTTTAGTAAACGCTTTACAGTTTCTACGTCACCACTTACAACCGCAGAAAATAGTTTAGTTTGACCGAATTCATCTCTACGATTTACATCATCCGTTTGTTTCAAAATATTCTCGTAATTATACATATTCTCGTAATTATACATATTCTCGTAATTATACACATTCTCGTAATACATATTCTCGTAATTATACTAATAAATATATTTTTATATATTTTTGATTTACCCATAAAAAATTGAAGTAAAATATAATAATGAGTGTATAATAAACAAAGTAATGTTAAGATATCAAAAAGGACTAACATTCGAAGAAAGATGTATAATTCGTGAATATATACGTGAACAAAAAATACATAAATTAAATAAAAATGATTTTTATCTAGATAATTTGGATAAATGGAAAGAAGAAGCAAATAAAATAACAAATAAATATTCTTTTACATTACGGGAAATGATAAATCGTAGAAAAGAAAAAGAATTTTATGAAATAAAACAAAAAAATGATGAACTACAACAAAAAATCAAAAATAAATTGATACAAGAAGAAGAAATAAAACAAGAACAAGAAGAAAAATCAATATTACATAAAGAACGTTCAGAAAAACGTAGAAAAACAATGGAAGAGAATAGAAAACTAAAACCCACTAGACGTTCAGAACGTATATCAAAGATAGTGAGCTATGAAAAAAATAATATGCGTTAATACATATTACTTATATCATATGTTATAAAATATTATACCATTCTAACTAAACAACATAACCAGCTATTATTCGTGCCATATCGCTTTTAGCTACATGTAATAAAGGTTTATTATTGTGTGTTTGCCCTTTATAAATGACTTTTAAAACATCCATTTTTTTATTTTTGATATGATATTTAATTAATTGAAATATTTTGTTTTTTTTATCTGTATTTACTTGTTTACTATAATGTGATATTGTAAAAGGAGTATACTCTTTTAAATTGTGTATATTAATATTAGCACCATGGTTTAATAATATAGGAATAATATTTGTATGTAATTCATAATAAGCATACATAATAGCTGTATATCCATTTTTATTTTGTATATTAAGATTAGTATTACTATGTTGTAATATAATCTCAACAATTTTTTTATATCCGCATTTACATGCTAACATAAGAATGGTACTATTATCACAATCTTCTATACCATAATTATTACTATAATCATTATCGTCACCATAATCGTCATAGTCATAATCGTCATCATAGTCATATAGGTCCTCCATATCATAATTATCTTGCATACGTCCTATTTGTACGTTTGCATTAGCACCTTTTTCCAACAATAACTTAACTACATTTGTATGTTGTCTCAAACAAGCAAACCAAATAGGTGTATATCCTTTTACAGTTTTAGCATTTATATTAGCTTTGTGTTGTAATAATAATTTAACAATATTTATATGACCTTTTTTACAAGCAAACATAAGTGCCGTGCTTGAATCATTATCTATAATATTAACGTCAGCATTATATTTTAATAATAATTTGACAATATCTGTATAACCGTGAGAACAAGCATACATAAGAGTAGTCCAGCCATAATTATCTGTACCATTTACGTCTGTGCCATTATCTAGTAATATTTTAACAATATCTTTGTATCTAGAATTACATAATTTAATAAGAAGAGTAGTGCTATCGCCAGGTATAGTTATATTAGCATCGGCATTATGTTTTAATAATAATTTAACAATGTCTTTATGTAAATCTATACACGCATACATGATAGATGTATAACCTTTTGAATTAATTATATTAACATCAGCATTATACTCTAATAATAATTGAACTGTATCTTTGTGTCCTAATTTACAAGCTTTCATGAGAACTGTTAAACCACTATAATCGTCATTGTTTTCAAAGTAATTATCGATATCACCATCGATATCACCATCGCTATTACCATCGCTATCACCATCGCTATCACTGTAACTGTTAGTATAATAACTTTCACTATCACTGTCATTATTACTATAATAGTTATTGTAACCATATGTTGGTGATAATATATTTACGTTATTACTTATTCGGTCATTAACATCAGCACCATTTTCTAGTAATAATTTGGCTATTTCTGTGAAATCTTCATCACAAGCAATAATAAGAGCAGTATTTCCATCTATATTTCTGGAATTAACATCAGCGCCGTATTCTAGTAATAATTTAGCCTCTTCATACGAACGTGCTTCACAAGCATACATAAGAGGAGTCCAAAAATCTTTATCTATAGCATTTATTTCAGCACCGTATTTTATTAATAATTCAAATGTTTTTGTTTCTATTATATTAGAACAAGCAGTCATAAAAGGAGTAACACCATTATCATTCCTGGAATTAACATTAGAGCCGTGTTCTAATAATAATTGAATAATTTCAAATAAATAACTAGTGTCTTCAAAATAAGAATATCGCTTACATACTATGTTAAGTGGAGTATTTCCATCCATATCTTTAGAATTCACATCAGCACCATGTTCTAATAATAATTTAATAATATCAGGTTTTCCTTTTTCACTAGCGAATAAAAGAGCAGTTTGATTATTATATTTACTATGTATAGCATTTATAGCAATATCTTGTCGCAAACATTTACGAACTATATCAATATTATGTTTGGAAATGCCTTGAAATAACTGAAGTTCCTCCATTTTAAGTATTTAATTTGTATATTATTGAAAAGTTATATTTATTATATTCAATTTTACAAATAATATAAATAAAATATATAAAGTTATTTAATTATTTTAATTATACAAGATAATAATGGTAATGGGTGGTGGTTTTAAAACCGCTCAAAAATGTAATAATCTATTTAAAAAAAAGAATCATAACAAGGATTATAAAGTTGTAGAAAAAGAAAAAGGCGGAGGATTTTCAAGTAGTACAATAGGTTGGGATTATTCATTACGAACGAAATATGGTATTAAATTAAATCAACAAAATAAAGATTACTTACACCAATATTATAGAGAGAATTATGTGTATAATTACTCTAATCCCTGTAATAATTTAATAAATTTCAAAGAACATACGGAAGAGGAAAATAAATTAATTCAACAAGAAATTCAGAATTACGATACAAATACAGGTCAATTGATTTATTCAATTGATAAGACACATTCTCCACATTCCAAAAAGCTTACTAAAAGTAGAAAACAAGACAGACGACAAAAAATGGATTATTAAACGAATTCAGTAGCTTCGGGCAAAAATAAAAAAGGCTGTATATACGGTCTTTTTTATTTGTATACAAAATTGAAATATAAGTTGTATTCAATAGCATAGTAAATAATAGATAAAATGATAGATACCAGTTTATCAACAATAATAAGTGATAATATAAATAAATTTGTCAAACCAAAGAATGATATTTATCGTATTAAATACGTAGAATGTTATATAGATACATATTTTGATGATGATGATACATTACAATATGATTTGGAAACTAATTATAAAAACCGTGTGGTTGAGTTGGTAACAGAGTTGACCGATGAAGAAAAGGAATTACAAAAAGAAAATGAAAATTGGATAGACGATTTTTATATAGAAGGTAATCAAGAAAAGTATATAGAAATGATAGATACAGGATACTTGCATATAAAATTATTCAAACATATTTCAAAACAAATAGAATTAACAGATAATTGTAAAGACATATCAGCTACTCACACAAAACCAACACATAATTTTATGTGGATTTCATTAGAAAAATTGACTTGATAATATGTGTTCTCTCATAATAGAAAATTGAAAAACTTTTTTATTACAGTAAAGTAAGTAATCAAATAACAAGTATAGTATAATAATACAATACAAAATGACAGGACTTACTCTAAGAACTAAAAAAGACATTTGCAAAGGAGATATAGTTGTTTTATGCGAACATTTAAATGATGAATTTAAAGGTTCGTGTGAATTTCAACCTGAAGGTATTACTGAAGGAGGTATCTTATATAAATTCAAGGATGGTACCACCGGGTATAAATCAGTAAGATTGTGCGTAGGTATGCACGGAAGTGGAGGAAAATGGTATTGGGTCAATAAAGAAACAGTCATGTCTGAATGGTCTAAGAATACGGATATTATATTTACTGCTAATACCAAGTTCGATACAGCACTTAAAAGTTTGGAAGGTGCTCCACCATTTACTAAAGAGGAATTACAGATATGGGAGAGGTGTTTCAATAAAATTGATATCATAAAAGTAGGTAAATACTCAAAAATGTAGATAAATAATCAAATGAAAAGAATAAAACAATAAAAATTAAAAAACCAAAATAAAAAAGGCTGTATATAGGTCTTTTTTATTTCTCTCGTATTAGAAAATTGAAAAGCTTTTCATTAAAGAATAATAAGCAATCAGATTAATAAATCTTAACAAAGGAATAATAACAAGATGGAAGCAAATAGACTCATAGAAGCATGTATTTGCGGACGTACTGGTATCGTATCATGGTCTATGGAGAAAGAAAAAGCAGATGTAGATACGATAGATAATAAGCATAGGACGGTTCTTATGATAGCAAGTAATTTTGGATACACACAGATCGTGTCAATACTTTTAGAGAATGACGCTTATGTAAATGCGAGGGATATTAATGGAAATACAGCTCTTATGCGTGCTAGTTATAAAGGGCACAAACAAATTGTGTCAATGCTACTGGATAATGGCGCTGATATGAATATGAAAAATCATAAGGACAGAACAGCTCTTATGATAGCAAAAACTAAAGGACACGCAGATATTGTGTCAATTCTAAAAACACGTAAAAGTAGTAGTTTAAAAAAGCATTAATATGTAATTTATAAAAAGATGAAATCTTTTTTATTTGTATGGGTTTGCCTTATAATCCTTTACTGAGACCGGACATAAACCTTGATTGTTAGACTTTTACACAACTTTTTTTTTTTGATTTGCGTGTTTTTGATTTTTTATAGTTATTACCACTTCCATTTTGTAATGGTATACTATCCTGCTGGGTTTTATAAGAAATTAAGTATGATTTAACATCATTAAGTTTGTAGTCTCCTTTATAAGTATTATCAAAAAAATTTAAATAATCATATAACGTAGGATTAGTAGTTTCAAATTTGTATCGAAGTTGGCGAATTATTGATGCCATATCAATATATTTCTTACAGTAATATGTATCAGTATCAGAATAGTTTTTCATAAAGTCCATCCCACAAAAATTGGTCGTTTCATAAGCATTGCGTTTACCGCGCATTTTTGTAAAATCTTTGCAGTAATCACAACTAGTTTCAGGCGAATTATCACATGTTTTACATAGTGCTTTATCACATATATTAACGCAACGTTCATTTAAATCTAATGCGAATAACGCATATTCAATTATATCGGGTTCAGTTATATCGGTTTCAGTTAGGTCAGCCCTGTTTTCAATTAATGTAGAAATTTTAAGTTTATCCAGGTTTTGTATTATTCTTAGTTTCTCGTTCTCATCTTCTGAAAGAACTTGTGGTTTATCTAATAAATAAGGAAAAAACTTCCATCCTCCACTAACTTCATTATTATTTTTCTTTGTTTTTCTCTTAGTAGATTTTCTCTTAGTAGATTTTTTCTTAAATGTTGCTTTTCTATTCTTAGTTATCATTATATATTATATAAAGTTTTATTTTTATAGAAGTGTGAATATTACACCTTTCCTTAAGAAGAATCAGTATTAATTTGAATATTTAGATTAGTAGTGGTATCCACATTAATTCCATATTTTTTTTTACAACCACGTTTATGTGATGATAATGCTTGTTTATTTTTGCCTATAAATTCATTACATATATCACATTTAAATACTCTATCCTTAACATAGGCGTATTTGGGTTCTAAATACCTATCGAGGTTAGGCATAGCAAGTTCATCAATCTGTGTATTCATTTTTTTAGTAAAGTCTCGTAAAATAGTATGTAAAGTTTCTTTATTGTTAATAAACGAACGATAATCGTCATTTATACTATCAAGAATATCCTTTGAAATGTGAATGTTCTCTTCATCAATATTAATATCCTTCAATTTATTTGATAAATTGTCAATTATATCAACAGCTAATCTAATTTTGTCTGGGTCATAATCGCAGTTTTGAATATATACAAGAACATTACCACTATTAATATCAATTTGAAAGTTTTGTTTAAATGCTATACCACTATGCTGTGAAATAAAAATACCAGATACATTTAATGATTCAATATCACGAATAAATTTAGATATTTCTTCTTTTGGAATATTATAATCGTACTCTTTGTTCTCTATCATAATATCAGGTCTATCAGATCTTTTCATAAGAAAATCGCCAGCAGCTTTTTGACCGGTAGTATTCGTAATTTCAGCATTATTATAAATATTATTTAATAGACTGCTTAATTGTTCTTCTCCAAATTTACCTTTATGTGTAGATGATTTGTATTTACCTAAAAACCCTTCAAGTTCTCCAAATAATTTATCTTGCGTATTGACAGATGATTGTGTAGTTTCTTTGATATTATTAATACTATTAGAAAGCCGTTCTTCTGATGCTGTTAATGTAGAATATAATGGTTGTTGTATATTTTGTATAAGATTAGTTAGTTTGTTCTCAATATTATTTATAAAATCGACTTGTGCTTCTTTATTATTTACATTTTCAGTTAACTTATTTGTATCTTTACTTATACTATCATGAAGTTCTTTCAGGTTATCTTTAATTTGTCTCTGAAGATTATCTTGGTTTTTTGGAATGATATCATTAAGTATCAATGTAGTTTTATCAACTAAAATAGAATTACTCTTATCAATGAGAGAACTAATCTTTTCATTACTACTTAATGAATTTGTATTAATAATTTGTGATAAATCATCAATATAATCCTTTTTCATATTATTCATTTGTAATACCATGTTATTAGTTATATCATTAGTAAGGGTGGTTACATTCTGATTAACCAAATTCAATGAATTGGAAATGTTCTCAATCCTTGTTTGATTATCCTTCATAAATGATAATAATTGAGAATTAATATTACTATTCAGATCATTTGTCATGTTATTGAATATGGACTCCATAAAATCAATCAATAACAAATTAACGTTTTCAAAATCAACATTCGGATTATTTTGATAAAATTCGTATATATTTTTATTAGTTACTGCAATAGTGTAGTTGTTCTCTTCTTTTTTCATTAAAAAGTATATAATAATATAGTGTGTTCTCTTTAAGTATATTAAGTTATTAATAAGTTTTTAATTAAGAAAATTAA